GTATGGCGCGTTGTAGGGCCCATCAGGAATGTCGTCTTCTGATGAGATAAGCTTGCCCCTTATTTCGTCTTCATCAAAGGCCCAAGCAATTACTTTTGATTTGTCCCAACGGTTTACGAGCCGTGGTCCGCGGGAACTGGGGCTCGGTGCTTTTTTGATTTCCGGGAAGGTTCCGTCTTTTACTTTTTTATACACGGTTGATTTAGAAAGTTTGGCTATCTCACAAACTTCGTTAATGTCTATTAACATCATGTCGTTCTCCTTTAGTTAAAACGTGGGAGAAGTATAGGACATTATGGGATTAAGTCAACCTAATGTATTTCGTCACTGCCCGGATGGTTCTCGGAGACGTGGCTCATGTTGACGGCGGCATTTGTCATGCAGGACGATAGCAGGCCCATCGCTGTAGCTGGGTTGGGGGATATTTCTATGAGGTGTGCAATCAGGTGAGTAAGGGAGCCACCAATAGCGGCTCCTTTGTTTAAACCCATTTCATCAAACTCTTTCAGAAGTTCCATAGTACATTCTATAGCATGGAAAAAATCTTCTTTGTGCCGCTGTAACGTTTCTTCTAAAAAGAGTTCGTCTTCTTGGGTTCCCATGTATCCACCTCTGCGTACCATTTATCCCCGTTTTTACTCTCACATACTTGAACGTTAATCCAATCGCCTTTTTGGCCCGCGAGCCACGTTGCGAGGTCTTCTCGTTTTATACTTAGGTTACACTTTATCCAATCGGGCGCAGTTTCTCTAGGTTTTTTTGCCATGAGACCGTTTACAAACACTTTTTCCATATTTTTCTCCTCTATAAAAAAGTAAACCCCTAGCTGGGGGCAACCGAGCTAGGGGTTATAGTTGTCTTAACTACAGAGTTTGAGGCATGACCCTCGAAAACTCTTATAAAGCCCCTGTATGCGATATGCAATACTTAATCGCATACATCTTCGGGATATTCCGCATTTTTTATGTCGTCGGTTATTGTTAAGCTGCATATCGCGCATACCCGGACGAGTTTTTCATCATTTTTTTCAATAACTTTAAGCTTTTGCGCGCACTTTGGGCACCGGTTTTCCACCAATCTTTTGTGAAACTGCCCTGTCCCCTTGGTTATCATCTGCGCTTCCTTTTTTAGAATCTCTGTACCAATCAAATACGAGTCGTAGTTGCCCGCCAATCGTGCGGCCTTCGTTTTTTGATAGTTCTTTGATCTCTTCGTACACTTCTCTTGGTACGAGAATGCTTTTCCAACGTGTTGTATCCATTTTTATCTCCAATGCGCTTCCGCATATCTAGGATAATATAGGAGAATATACAAGATTGCAAGAAAAGAGTGGGACATAAAAAAAGACGACACTGGGTGGAGCGTCGTCTTTTGTCTACCCGTCTTGAGTTACCCACAACAGACTAGTAGCAAACCCCGTATATCAGTTAAAAACAGGTAGTCAAGTAAAAAAATACCCCGCCGAAGCGGGGCAGTTAAGCGAGCAGTGTCCAAGCTACTTAGCTTCTCCCCACGACGGTCCTATTTCAACGTCACATTTACTAGGAACCTCTAGGGGTATTGCAGTCTCCATAATGTGGGCGATTTCTTTGGCCTCGTCAATACTTTTAACAGACATTGCAATCTCGTCGTGGATTTGCACCATTGGTAGGAAACCCTTCTCGTACAAGTTAACCATTGCCTGCTTTGTCATATCAGCGGCAGACGCTTGGATGAGCCTGTTCATGGCTTTGTAGGTAAACGCCCGCTTCAGCCTCGTAGTAGGCCCGTAGGCGTCCACAGCTTCCTTGTAAGGCAGTGCTTTGTTCATTGCGAATGTATCAGGCTCCCAAAGCTCAAACCGCGCCTTACGGCCTGCCAGAGAGCGCAACGCTCCAGCCGACGATTTCTCGTTCAGCCTGTTCATAACACCCCGGGTCAGTCCTTTAACAAACGGAACGCGGTCGTGGTATTGCTTAACAAGTATCTTCGCCTCTTCTAGCGAAACGTCTAGCTGTTCGGACAACTTATTCACGCCCATGCCATACATCATGCCAAGGTTAATTGTCTTGGCTTGCTTTCTGGGAATGTTAGCCATCTCCGCAACCATCGTATGGAAGTCAGTGCTTGGGTCTTCGTTGTATGCTTGAACAAAATCTGCGGCTCCATCCAACGGGACGCCCCGGTTACGCCCATAAACGTGAGCATAATGCACCAAGATGCGCGGTTCTTGTTGCGAGAAGTCAATTGCCGCCCACTGTTCGCCTTCTTCTGGGAGAAACAGAGACCGGATCATAGGACCAAGTTCTGGGTCGCGGGCCGGGATTTGTTGTAAATTGGGGTTGGACATTGATATGCGGCCCGAAACTGTACCACCATCGTCGGAACGGATTTGGTTTATGTGCCCATGTATTCTGCCATCAGTGCGGCAGTGTTTCATAATTGAGTTAATAAATGTCCCCGAGGTCTTGTTCAGGTTCCGCGCTTGAACAACCAGCTTCGCGAGCGGATGTTCGTGTTCGGTTAGGAACAGCTTCGTAAAGCTAGGTGCGCCTTTTTCTGTCTTGGGGTAGCCTATGTCGAGTTTATCAAACGATTTAGAGAGCGATTGGGCTGCCCAGATTTCTACGTCGGTGCCCGTAATTCGTTTAATTTCCTGCATTACAGCCTTCTCGCGCTTGAGAAGTGCGTCTCTTGTGCGTTCTACCCGGTTGGTATCCACGCGAACACCGCGCCATGTCATGTCAACAAGGCAGGGAAGTAACCCTAGCTCAAGGTTAGCAATGGGCCAAAGGTCTTCTTTGCTTAGTTGTGTAGACAGATAGTTCCAAAGCTCCAGAGTTAACTCTGCATCTGCTTCGGCATAGGGCCCCACATACATGGCGGGCATCTTCCACATCTCTGCCTTGGGGTCGATCCCAAACTCAAGAGCCGCGGCGGTTAATCCTTTTTCGGATTTTGTTTTGTTAAGAAGATCGTAGCATAAAGCATTTAGGCTGTAGCTAAACCGGTTCTCATCAAGCAGGGCGGCAACCAACATCGTGTCAATTACGCGGCCTTTCATCTCAAAGCCCATCGCTCTAATCCAGCCCAAGTCATACTGGGCGTTGTGCATTACCTTATCGGCAGGGCACTCGAACACTTTCTTGAGCCATTTGTTAACTATCTTCTCGTCTAAGTTACCACCACCGAAGTGGCGCGTGGGCAGATAGCAAGACCACCCGTCCACGGCAACAGCGTATCCAATGACTTCCCCGTCCATTGTTGGCCAGCCGGGCCCGTTCTTCTTTAGGTTCGGGTCCCGTGTTTCAACGTCAATTGCTATCGTACCAGCCGACGTAATGTCAGGAAGCTCAAGCGGTGGAACCCACTCACTTTTGGGGGCGAACATAGCCATTTGCAAATTTGCCATTAGTTTTTACTTCCTCAATAATTTTATCTATGGGGCGGGCATCACGCTCGACAAACTCCGCTCCTAGTCCGGTGTATCCGGCTTTATCTATCCATGAGTCCTCATGGTCTATCGTCTCTATCAGACGACTTGTTTTAACCCAATCCATCATCAACGTGACGTGGGCCGGGGTTACATAACCGTGACTTTTAAGGGCCCCGTTTATAATGACGTTCCAACCATCAGCGATACGCCCGTGATTTTCGTAGGCATCACCGTAGTCTTTTGCTCTTGGTCCGTTAATTAGTTTCTTGGCTGCATCCAACACTTCATCACGTTTCATTAGTGTTCCACCTGATTGACGTGGCCACAGAAAACCATCTCACCCAACTCTTTGTCGTAGGTAAATTTAACGGCGGGTAGTTTTTCTTCAGGCACAGACGGGTCATCCCACATCTTTTGTGCGCGAACCTGATTAAAATCAGTGACGCCCATTTTTTTATATTCTTCGCGCTTGGCTTCTTCTTGCGCTTTCCATTCATCCCATGTCATTTTCTTCATTTTCTTTCTCCTTTGGATAATAAACTAACACATAACTTTCGCATTCAGGGCAAGACAGATTTGTTACCATAGAATGTTCTTCGTCATCGTCGATGTCGTGATCCCCGCCCCAGATCAATTCTGTTTTACAGTGCCAACAGTTCATGCTTTTTCGCCCTTAAATAATTGACTTTCCCACTGACATACCTCGTTGATATGCGTGTGTCGTGTTGTTGGGCGCACCATGCCAACTTTTTCAACCCACCCTAAATTTCTTAGAGACACCATCATTGCTCCCCAAACGTTATGGTGGTGGGGGTCGGACATACCTTGCGATCTGCAAAAAGCACAAATCTTACCGCCTTCAACAAGTTTGTGTTCTGAGAGATACTTCGCTGCATTTTGATAGTATGCTTGCTTCCACTCGTCATCCGCGTGAACATAAGCTCGGTCTATCTCAGCTTCAATAAAGTCAAACCGCTGTTGTTCAGAAAGGTTTTCGTTCATAAGTCATAACTCCTTGACATATCTTCTGCATCGACAATGTATAAGTTTTGCTTGGTCCGTGTGACGCCGACGTAAAACACACGGTGCATGTCGTCTGGGTTAATCCTCATATCCTCGTCCGCCGCAGGACTTAGGTCCGTAAACAACACGACGTTATCTGCCTCGCCGCCCTTTGATCCGTGGATCGTGGACGCTGTAATGCGGGGTATCCCGTTAAACTTCTCGCCCCGCCGTAAAAGCGACGTGACATACGCCCGGTCTGTTTCTGGCAGTTTATCCATTGCCTCGGACCAGATCATTTCTTTAGTAGCCAGAAGGCCGTGATCCGCGGACAGTGTATCGAAGGTAACCATGTCTTGATCTTCTATTCCGGGCAGCTTCTTAAAGCCCCGTTGGACGCGGTTACCGACGGACATGAAGTTGTAAATCTTTCGGACGGCTTCTCCGGGGACTTCTTTACCCCGGCGCAGTTGTTCCCAACCGTTTACTGCGTCTGATATTTTCTCACTAATGGACCGTTGGCCGCGATAGTTGAACAGGTAGCCACCGGACTTTAGGTCGTATGCCACGGGGATTAACTGGTAGGCGGCTTGCGAAAGGATGAGCCAAGAGCCCGCACTCATGTCGAGCGAGCTTACAGAGTTGATCCTTGTTATGTTTCCCGCCTCACTTTTGGGCTCGTATTTCTTTGGAAACCGTCGTTGTATGCGCTTCACAACATTCTCGGCCAGCTTGTGTACTCTTTGCGGGACACGGTAGGACTTAGAAAGCGTCTCTGATCCGCCGGGTAGATTGATAAACTGGTCTACGTCGGCCCCGGCCCAGCGGTAAATTGCTTGGTCATCGTCTCCTGCGGCGTACATACGGTCGGAGTTCTTATCTAGGATGTGAGCTATGTCCCACTGTAACGGACTTAAATCCTGTGCCTCATCTAAAAAACACAGATCAAACTGTGGGCAGTATTTGTCGGACTGTCTTACAAACTCAGCCAGCATGTCTGTAAAGTCGTACAGACCTATCTTTTCTTTGTAATGCTTCAAGCATGTATCGACGTATTGAATAGTGTTCCAATCAGCCTCAACGTTGCTGTGGTTGTACTGTTCGCGCAAACTCACCTTACGCAACCGGGCCAAGTTAATTAATCCTAAAATAGGATCACTACTCGCCACCATGCTTGGAACGTCCTCATCAAAGTTTGCGTTCTTTGCGGCACCCAACGGGATGTTTATAGCCCTGCTCAACTCGCGGTAGTTCGACTCTTGCATAACTTGCTCTGGGCGTATGTCAGTCATTGTAAGGGCCAGAGAATGCAAGGTCCGGAAATAGGCTAGGTCTTTCTTCGGATCAAGGTTAAAGCGCACAGCGGCCCGCTCCTGCGCCTCAGTGGCGGCCTTGCGTGTAAAGGCTAGGAAAGCAATTCTGTGCGGGTGGACCCCCTTCTCAAAAGCATCGTCAACCATGTTTAGCAGGGTGGTTGTCTTCCCTGTTCCGGGTGGCCCAAAAATCCTAAACATCTGCGGACTTTTCTTTTTTGTATATTTGCTGAACTCGTTGCTTAGAAATGCCAAACCACTTGGCAACCGCAGTCATTGTCATGCGGTGTTCGTCAATCATACGAATTATCTCTGCGTTTCGCATAGCCTTGAGTGCATTTTTTTCAGGCATTAAAACGGAG